TCTTGGTGCGCAGCAGCCCGCCTTCAAACTGGTAGATTTTCACCCCGGCGGCCAGCAGTTCGCTAAAGAAGGCGCGGCTGGCCCAGCCCACCAGAAGCGAGTCATTTTTGCGGGGCAAAATGATACTCACATCGACACCACGCTGCGCTGCGGTACAGATCGCGTGCAGCAGGTCATCGCTGGGGACGAAGTAGGGCGTCGTCATGATCAAATATTCACGCGCTGAGTAGGTAGCCGTCAGCAGCGCCTGATGAATTAAGTCCTCCGGGAATCCCGGCCCGGAGGCAATGGTATGAATAGTATGACCGCTGGCCTCTTCAAACGGCATGATGTTGCCATCTGGCGGTGGGGGCAGAATACGCTTGCCGGTCTCTATCTCCCAGTCGCAGGAGTAAACGATACCCATCGAGGTGGCAATCGGCCCCTCCATTCGTGCCATCAGATCCACCCATTGCCCGACGCCGGAGTCCTGTTTAAAGAAGCGCGGGTCAACCATGTTCATACTGCCGGTATAGGCAATATAATTATCAATCATGATCATTTTACGGTGTTGGCGAAGGTCCATCCGACGCAGAAAGACGCGCAGGAGATTTACCTTTAGCGCCTCAACCACTTCGATACCGGCATTACGCATCATGCCTGCCCAAGGGCTGCGGAAAAACGCCACGCTGCCTGCGGAGTCCAGCATCAGACGGCAGTGGATCCCCCGACGCGCGGCCGCCATCAGGGATTCAGCGACCTGGTCGGCCATGCCGCCGGGCTGCCAGATATAGAACACCATCTCAATGTTATGGCGAGCAAGCTGGATATCGCGGATCAACGCCTGCATCACGTCATCGGAGGAGGTCAGAAGCTGGAGCTGGTTCCCCTTAACGCCGCCAATCCCCTGACGCCGTTCGCAGAGCTTAAACAGCGAGGAGGCTACGCTGCTGTTCTCCTCGGCAAAGATATGTTTGCAGGCTTTAAGATCGTTAAGCCACTTCGCGGTGGAAGGCCACATGGCACGCGCCCGCTCGGCCCGGCGTTTACCCAGATGAAGCTCACCGAAAGAGAGATAGGCAATAATTCCCACCAGCGGGAGGATGTAAATGATCAGAAGCCAGGCCATGGCAGAGGGTACGGCTCTGCGCTTCATCAGGATGCGTAATGTCACACCCGCGATTAACAGCCAGTATCCCAAAATGACCAGCCAACTCACCACGGTGTAGAAGGTTGTCATGGTTAAAAAATCCTTTTGAAAGCGTATTGTTATGAGTGTACGCATCAGGATTCATCTGGCAAATAAAAACGCCAGGTAAAAGCGCTGGTTTGCTGCCGGGTTGGGTTTATAATGGCGGCTCTGTTTGAGAAAGAGTTGTAGACATGAAGCGCAGTAGAACAGAAGTAGGGCGCTGGCGCATGTTGCGACAGGTGAGTCGTCGTAAGGCTCGTTGGCTGGAAGCACAATCCCGCCGCAATATGCGTATCCACGCCATCAGAAAATGTGGATTGAACAGGCACCGCAACGCGTTGCTGTTCGCCGTCCAGGATATCTGAAAACCCTGAGGGCACCGCAAGGTGCCCGCTGATTTTATAGTGTCTTATTTAGAGAATATCGTTATTGCTGCGATATTCCGGTGATGTTTAGCAAAAGGAGGGAGAGGTGTTTGCGGAGTTTGGCGTACTGAATTTCTGGACGTATGTTGTTGGCGCATTTTTTATTGTGCTGGTGCCGGGCCCGAATACCCTGTTTGTGCTGAAGACCGGGATCGGTCACGGCGTTAAAAAAGGATATCTTGCCGCCACAGGTGTGTTTATCGGCGATGCGGTTCTGATGTTTCTCGCCTGGGCAGGTGTCGCGGCTTTAATCCAGACCACGCCTGTACTGTTTAATATCGTACGCTATCTGGGTGCTTTCTATTTACTCTGGCTGGGCGGCAAAATGCTCTGGTCGGTGATTAACCGTCAGAATCATGCTCATGAGAGCGGAACTGAACCTGCCAGTATGATCATGAAACGCGCCCTGGTACTGAGCCTGACGAATCCAAAAGCGATTCTGTTCTACGTTTCGTTCTTTGTGCAGTTTATTGACGTGAATGCACAAAATACCGGGACCTCTTTTCTGATTCTCGCCACCACGCTTGAGTTGATTAGCTTTATGTACATGAGCTTCCTGATCTTCTCCGGTGCGTTTGTCACGCGTTATTTGAAAACCAAAAAGAAACTGGCAAAGCTGGGGAACGGGCTGATAGGGCTGCTGTTTGTCGGATTTGCGGCGCGGTTAGCGTCACTGCATTGATGTGAAGAAAGGCTCCTGAGGGAGCCTTTTTAATATCTGACGTAGCTGGAAAGCCGCGCCAGACAAGGCTTCACGTTTTACTACTAGCAATCAAAAGCCATAAAAAGCGGCTAGGGTGTGGACACATTGTGGACACTCTTACTACCATTTGCACCCTTCAACGGGTTAAGCGAAATCGCGTCCTGCAGGTACTGAGGAGCGAAGTGCGCATAGACCATTGTCTGCGCAATTTTCGTATGACCTAAGATCCTCTGCAGTGTGATGATGTTGCCCCCGTTAATCATAAAGTGCGTGGCGAAAGAGTGTCGCAGCGCATGTGTCGCTTGCCCGGCCGGTAAATCTGGCTTAACCGCTTTGAGGATTCGCCTGAATTCAGCATAACTGGCCTCAGCAAACAGAAAGCCCCTTGTTTTACCGACTATGTAAGCCGCAACGTCGTCAGAGATCGGAACCGTTCGCGGTGTGTTGGTTTTCGTCTTAACGAAAGACACCCGGTTATGAATCACGTTCTCCGCTTTCAGCCTTGCAGCCTCTCCCCATCTTGCCCCGGTACTCAGACACAAGACGGCAATTTTACGATTGTCTCCTGATAGCGCTGCCAGTAAGGCGTCAATTTCCTCAAGAGTGAGATAGCCCGTTTCGGCAGTCTGCTCTTTCAGTTTTTTGAACCCTCTGAACGGATGCTCGCCGTTATACATTTCTGACTCAATCAGGGTTGTGAACATCCCACCTAGTGTGATCAGGTCGCGGTTGATGGTAGTTGGCTTAATACCTTCACCCCGGCGTTGAGCACAATATTGCGTTATCAGGCTCTTGGTGATCTGGAAAGCGCATGGGTTACCGGTCATCGTTTCGAAACGCTCAATTTTCCTGAGGTACGATTGACCGTGTTCCTCGTGTTTACCTTTCAGCTTCCACCATAACTCTTTCAGTTCTGACAGTTGGCGTTTGTCCGTGGGTTTTGAAAGCCATTCCTTTGAGTGATGGTTATATTGAGTATGCTTTTCAAAAGCCATCGCCTCGCTTTTCTTGTCGAACTTCCGACGGATGCGTTTTCCGTTACGCCCAGCCGGTCTAATGTCCACTTCATATCGACCATCATCGAGCTTTTTAACAGACATAAAGCCTCCCGATGATGTTACTGCGTACTTCAATTTCCTGATTTAGATAACAAAAACTCACAGTGCATTTTCTGCACAAATAAGCCCCATAGATGGTTAGCCAGTTTTCTGGTCTGAGTGGGGTGACGTTGTTGTCTGCTGCCCAAAGTGCGCGAGAGCCGGTGCAATCTGCCCAGCTTCGGGTGTTATTTGATCAGTCATAAACCACATGGTGTATTTCGTGAAGCGCGGGTGCTGGAGGATTTTCATGATTTGTTCGATTCCCGGCTTTTTGTCGCCGGCTTCATAACTACAAAAAGAACCGTAAACGATTCCAGTTAACTCACTGAATTGTCTCCTATTTAACCTTTCTGACTCTCTTATCAGCTTGATTTTTTCATGGATCTGTATTGACATAAAATCACCTATAGTTGAACATTATCACCTATCGTAGATTTATATAATCGATAGGTGAATCACCTTTTAGAGCAACTAAACCCTATTTAGAGCAATTAATCACACTAAAGGAGAATCGTAACAGATGAGTAACCAGCTTGTAAGCAGAACAGATGCGGTTCCATATCAGGAATTTGCCCGTCTTATTGGAAAAACTCCCGCAGCGGTTAAAGGGATGATTGAGAAGGGCAAGTTGCCTGTTGTTGAGATGACCGATCCGCAGTCAACGAGTGGGCGCGCAGGGGAATATTGGGTTTATCTGCCTGCCTGGAACAAGGGTATGAAGATGGCATATGACAGCCGCCCGAAGGAAATTCGTGATGGTTGGCTGATGTGGCTCGGATTAGGGGAGCCAGTATGAATAGTGAACCTCGCTGTATTGCACAGTTGCTTCGAAGAGAAAGTCCTAAACCTACCAACTTCACTATTACTCACGGTCGTGGACGCAAGGGCATCATCATCCGAACCCGAAAGCTGGGCGTTATCGAGAAACTTCGCCGCTTGGTCAAAAAGAGAGGACTGTGGTTATGACGGTAATGACACTTGACGTGATCCAGAAACAACCAATAGCGCTTCGCGGTCTAGTCTGCAAGTATCTGGCTAAGCCTCGCTGGCAGGACACTTGCGATTTTTACAATCAGATGATGGAGCGGGAGCGTCTTACGGTTTGTTTCCACGCTCAATTAAAACAGCGTCACTCTGTTATGCGCTTAGAGGAAATGACCGAAGCCGATCGTGAGCGTCTTGTTTGTGCGCTTGATGAATTGAGAAATGCATTTGCCCGGCACCGCCAACTTGGCGCGTCAAAAGCAACTTTCATCAGCCGCCTGACCGTCAGCCAAAGACGCTCATTGTTTCTTCATGCTGGACTGACAGAGCAGGAATTTATGATGCCGCACTGGCGTTTGAATGAGGAGGACTGTTATTGGCGTGACAAACTTTTCCGCGCTCTGCGAGAGCTGTTTAGCCTTTTTGAGTACGCACCAACCATTTTAACCTCGGTAAAACCTGAGCAGTATTTACATTAATTAATCTGGATTCGATTTATTACGCGCCTTACAGCGTGGGGACTCCTTTTGTCCGGAGATAGGCAAATGCAAAAGCAAAATACAGCGCAGCGGGGGATGTATTCGGCACTTCTGGCGCAGGCAGTAAGCGAGGCACAGCGCGACTTGGCGACCCGTTTCTCTTCTCAGTTTGATGGGCTTATCGCGTACATCAGTAAGTCAGAACTTAATCGTACCGAGATTATCGAGTTATTAGGCCAGGAGTCGGAAAAGTTACACAACTCAATTTTCGGTAGAGCTGGTTAACCACTGTTAACAGGAAGCAAAAATGAGCATACACATCGAGATTAATAACCAGTACGTCATCACCAGTGACCGCTATCAATTCATTTTGCAGGAAAAAAAGACCGCAACATCCGGGAAGAATGAAGGTAAGGAATGGTTGGACGTTGTGGGTTACTACCCAACTATCCCTAAGCTTATCTCAGGCTTGGTTTTGCATGATCTTTTGACCAGCGATCTTACCGGCTTTTCAGCTTTGGAAGCTCGGATTGAACGCATGGGGAAGCAATGTCTGGACGCTTTTAAATAATATGTCCAACGAACCTCGGGGGCGTGTTGCCCCCTCGCCACCACCACCATTTTTGAAGGGCGCCAGTGATTCATTCGTTGGTGCTTATCCCTGGAATAACGTCATCAAAGAGGCCATTGGCCGCGACAGACCCCTTACACGTGCCGAACTCCGTCAGGTGCAAGGTGTTTTAAACCGGATTGACCGTCTGCCGTTTTTCCTGCAAACGCTGTTTACATCGCGTTATAACTTCATCCGCCGTAAAAAGAGCCCTTTAGGTGGGCTGTATTTCCTTAAAAACACGTTTGAGCGCAAGCTGCTGCCGCGTCTTGAGCGTGTTAATGAGTTGTGCGGGATGAATGAATCCGCCTCGATTGGTTTCCTGTCCGAGCGCGACCAGTATGCGCGCTTACCAGATATGAATGACAAAGAACTCAGGAAATTTGCGGCCAGAATTGCCTCTCAGCTCTGGAGCAAATACGAGGAGTTAAGCGACGCCTGGGCGGAGGCGCACGGCGGGAAAGAAACACTTTTCACCGATGAAGCTCAGTCGCACCTATACGGTCAAGTGGCCGGTGTTGCTCGCGCTTTTAACATCACCCCTATGTACTGGAAAAAATACCGTAAGGGTCAGATGACGATCCGCATGGCATTTTCCGCTATTTCACGACTGATTAAAGACGAGTGGTGGGTTAACCAGCTCAAGGCGCAGCGTATGCGCTGGCGCGAGGCGCTGCTCATCGCTGCCGGTGAGGTCAACAAAGACCGCTCCCCCTACGCCAGCAAAATGGCGATCCGCGATGTTCACGCGCGCCGCCAGGCTAATCTCGAATTCCTGAAATCCTGCGAGCTGGAAAACAAAGTTACCGGCGAACGTATCGACCTCATCAGCAAGGTCATGGGGAGTATTTCAAACCCTGAAATACGTCGCATGGAGCTAATGAATACCATCGCCGGGATTGAGCGCTACGCGGCCAGCGTTGGTGACGTGGGGATGTTTATCACGCTGACCACTCCATCGAAGTATCACCCGACCCGTCAGGTTGGCAAAGCTGAAAGCAAAACTGTGCAGCTCAATCATGGCTGGAACGAAACCGCATTCACGCCAAAAGACGGCCAGCGCTATCTCTGCCGAATCTGGAGCCTGATGCGTACCGCTTTCAAGGACAACGATTTGGAAGTGTACGGGATGCGCGTTGTCGAACCGCACCACGACGGCACGCCACACTGGCACATGATGCTGTTTTGCAAACCCGGTCAGCGTAAAGCCATCAACGAAATCATGCGTCGTTATGCCCTCAAAGAGGACGGACACGAAAAGGGCGCAGCAAAACAGCGCTTTGAGTCCCGTCATCTTAATCAGGGCGGCGCGGCGGGTTATATCGCTAAATACATTGCCAAAAATATCGACGGCTATGCGCTCGACGGCCAGCTGGATCACGACACTGGCAAACCTCTTAAAGATACGGCCGCCGCCGTTACCGCATGGGCGTCTACATGGCGCATCCCGCAGTTTAAACCAATTGGCCTCCCGACAATGGGCGCTTACCGCGAACTGCGTAAGCTGCCGCGTGGCGTAAGTATTGCCAGCGACTTTGACGACAGGGTCGAGGCCGCGCGAGCTGCTGCAGATGAGGGTGACTTTGAGCGGTACATCATCGCGCAGGGTGGGGCAAACGTTAAGCGTGACGCTCAGGCCGTTAGGGTCGCGCGTAAGGTGACGGATGAGGTCAACGAATACGAGGAAGATATCGAGAGGGTGGTCGGGATTTATGCCCCTCATCTCGGGGCTGACCGTGTCCATGTAACCCGTACAGCCGAATGGCGAATCGTTCCAAAGGTTTTGGTCGTTGAGCCTTTGACCTTAAAAAGCGGCTCTGCCGCGCCTCGGAGTCCTGTCAATAACTGTGGAAAGCTCACCGCCGCTGGCGATCCAGTTATGACACCCACACCGTCTGAGCAAGCCGCAGCGGTGTTAAATCTGATTGAGCGCGGGGTTATCGGCTGGAATGAGCCGGACGTCGTGAAGGTGCTTAACAGGGCGTTAAAAGCTGGCGCACCGCGCAAAAATTGGCAGCAAAGAAGCAATGCGCCGCTCAAAACCAGCGAGCAAGCGCCATCAGCCAGGATGACAAAACCCGAAAGGGATCGCGTCGCAAAAATTCGTTTCGATTTAGCTCAGGAGGGCATTTCCCCGGAACGGTGGGAGCTCGATGCGCTGACTCGTGGGGCAATGGTGATTTATGGCGATAAAAAATTCAGATATCCGGTTGCTGATGAGTGGCCGGGAAATTCAACTAAAAAGGAGTGGGCTTTATGAAAACTTATTACATCCATCCGATGGCATTCGGTAGCACACAAGACCCAGGACACGGCCATGTGCACGTTGTTAAGGCTGATGAAGCAGAGAAGCGCATAGCAGAACTGCAGGCGCGGGAGGTGAAATTACCTGAACGTTATGAAGTTGAAATGTGTCCCACGCCGTCCCCGAATGGGGAAGTGCGCATTCTCTACGCAGCCCTTAACAGTACACCAACGATAGCAACGCCACCGGTGCTGAAACTTGCTTTCAGTGCCGGTGGTGTTGAACAACGTTATTAATCAGATATCTGCAAAAAAATTGCTCGCTTTGACATTTTGCATTTACGGGACGAATTATTTAGATATAGGATTAGCTCAGGCTGACAAGAGCATGACTTTATAAGTCATTAATTAGTATATAATTTATGAGCATTTAAAGGTGTAATGATGTCAAAATTCGATGAACTATGCGCGGCATACAAAAACTTTAGGTCTGAATATTCATCTGTAAGGGAGGATGCAATTAGTTTTTCAGGCTGGCTAGTTGCACAATATCTATCATATTTGGGGATAGACCACAGCTCACCCGCATTCAGGTTGATACCTTTAGTGGGTGAGGAAAAGGTCAATTCAACATACAGCCCTTTCGGCGCAACACATCTTGGCGATGATGGCTACTGGTGTATGGGGATTAGGCTTACAATTTACGAGCAGAAAAATATGCACCCTCAACTTCCTTTGCAAATCGGGATCAAGTTCCTCCGCAACATTGATAGTTCTCATACTGTAGGTCTCTTGGGCTCGGACTCAACATTTAAGGTATCGCGTGATGATGACGGGCGTGAATTGAATGTCTTCTTCGATTCGATACAAAAAGAAATCCAAAAAGTCCTAAAGGCTCAGGCTGATTTTTTGCATGGAAAAAATAATAAAATGAGCACCATCGGATTTATACAGCAACAAGTTGATGATGATCTCAAAGCAGAAAGTAGCGGGGAATAATGAGTTTTAGCTGGCCTTTTTGGGGCCAGCTTTTCACTGTTAGTGTCAAAGATAGCTGCGCATGAATCAGGTGCATTAGATTGCATGCTATTAGGATACGTATTAATAGCATTTAGCGCCAGCGCTGGCGCGGGTCGGCTCTCCCGTTGCACCTGCATGAAAAGATATACATCAAGCGGGCAGGCGAGGCGGGGATAGCACTGCGCGCCAGAGGCGGTGACAGGATTTATTTTGCGCGTCTGCGCGCGTCGTGGTGGCGCTCTGTGGTATGAGGTCGGTCAATGGAAAGTTCACGCGCTTGCGTTGCATGTGCGTCGTCTGGCTTGCTCTGATGATGTGCCGCCCGGAGGCGACATTTAAGGCGGGGTTTACTCTGTATCGATGTTGTAATCCTTAAAGCGGATCTCCTAAGAGGTGACCGGCAGTATCGGCTCGCAGTTGTCGGATATTCGTTAGTGATGAAGTGGTGCATCCGATTGTTGCGGGGGCGCGCATTCGTCATTGCAGTGGAATGTTCGCTGTAAAAAATGGGCGACTGCAAATCGTGAAAGCCCGGCGTTCCGGTGAAAAGGATAAACCTGCGATCGAATATCTAGTATTAAAAGAACTTATTACCAGATGGAGGAAGGCGGCCAAAAAATAGGCCGCCGCATATGAAGATTTTATATATGATTACAGCCGCTATAAAAAATATTTGTCATGAGATGATTGCTGTTGCGTATAGGCATTGAGTTGTGGGATTAAACCTCTGCTCCATAGAGAGGTTTTGTTTAAATTGATACTGTCCAATTTAACTAATCGATTGTGCAAGGCAATGAATTCATTTTTGAAATTATCAGAAGAAACGATTTTCGGGCAGAATGAAGAGTAAAGTGAACGGTTGCTCAAGCCGCAAGCTTTAGCAAGTTCATCTTCAAAGTTTTCTATCTGCTGAAATAAATGAATGTTATGTTTTTTTGCCAGTAAAAGATTTATGTTCTCTTTAAATCTTTCTAAGTTTTCAATCCTATCTGTGTCGAAAGTTATAATGATGTCATTAACTTCAGTTAATGAAGGTATGAATTTTTTTATGCCAACATTCCACAAGTTTACAATGACTATTTTTTTTATAGGATATCCATAGATTGATTTGAAATCCTTGAATAATGCTTTTTCAGTCTCTCCCTCTACGAGGACGATAGCAAATTTTTTGGCCGCCATAATCAGTCCTCGAACAACATTTCTTCAATCAATGAAACATCTGGAATGGTTCCAAAACAGTCATTCTTAACCAAGCTCAAAAGATTTCGGTCATTTTTTTTATGCTTGGCAGTAGCTTCTACAAAGGTGGTTAGCCCCTCTACTTTTTTTGTGAAAGTAAATGAATGCGTTGGCAAATCTAAACTCAATATATCGTAATTATGAGTTGTATAGATGAACTGACCATATCTACACAATTTTGAGATTATCAAAGTTACCATCATTTTTTCTAATTCGGTATGAGTAAAGGCCATCTTTTCATCTAGAAAATAAAGACCGCTACAAGGGAAATTCATTGCAGCCTCTTCATCCTTATCCTCCAGAATACCAGAGAGTAGATGGGTTATTTTTACAGCCTCATATGTGCCACGTGACAATCTATCTTTATTTGTTATTTCACCTTCCATATCAATAATGACTTTGTCACCATTATTGAAAAGTAAAGAGTACCCCTGAAGTTCTTCCTTGCCTTCTTCATCTTTAACTATAAGTCCTGAAACCGACTTAACGGTATTGTCAAAGGTTTTAAGTATGCTTTTTAATACGTTCTTCTTTATGCGTGATATTTTATCTGTATTCTCTTGGTTTTCAGAGAGAATAAAATGCCAGCCTAAAATAAAATCCAAGTCTTTTATATATTGGGTAAATTCTTTAGGGTTAGATTTCTCGGTAGAGAAGTATTTACTTGTTCCGTTAAGCTCAAATTTTTGTGTATCCCAGACAGAATCCAATCTTTTGGTTGTTTTAGCGCATGAATCCAGTTTCCTCAATTCAACGGACGCTATAGCAATTTTTTCTACAGAAACAGACTCATCACTTGCCTTAAGCCAAATACCAACCCTAAAAAGAGATTTTAAATGAACCTGAAAGAAATCAGCTTCAATGTATGCAGGCTTAGTTTTATCCGTCACCCTCAGTGGATCAGGATTGAATACACCGTTACTGATTAAGCGCACAACTGAGAGCATGACACGACCTAAAGATGTCTTGCCCGAAGCGTTTGCGCCTGAAACCACGCACACTTTTTTAAAGTAAAATTTTTCAAAGCCTTCGATGTACTCACCTTCCAGTGAGCTGTTGATCGGCGATCTGGAAAAGCTCAAATCAAGAATGCTGTTTTCAAAGCAAAAAAGATTGTCGATTTTGATTTTTGTAAAAGCCATTTTGTTCCACCTTTTGGAAGTAAATCCAACTATTGATGGAGTGTACATGTAAAAGGGAAGTAATCAACACATGATCAATAAACAGCGCACAATAGCGCACGGATTTGCACAATTTTTATGATGCACTTTACTCCCTTTAAGCCCATGCTGGGCGGGGGGCTGAGGCCATTTTTTTGTATGCACGGAAATTGAAGGGATTGCTGCGCGCAGGTGAGGGGGCAAGCACTGCGCGCCAGAGGCGGAGACAGGATTTATATTGTGCGTCTGTGTGCGTCGTCTGGCTTGCTTTGAGGATGTGCCGCCCGGAGGCGGCATTTTAGGCGGGGTTTACTCTTTATCGATGTTGTAATCCTTAAAGCGGATCACCTCCATTCCGAGCCAGTCGTTTATCTCTTTGAAACGCTCCTGCAGCGGTGTCAGCTCGTTGCGTACAAACACCCGCGCCACCTTCTCGATATCCCCCATCGAGCCGATGTTTTCAGGCTTGCCGCCCATGAGCTGGAACGGCACGCGGTGCGCATCGAGCAGGTCAGCGGCGCTCACTTTTTTGATGTTGAAAAAATCATCCTTTGTGGCGACTTCACTCAACGGCACAATCTTGATGCCATCCGGTTTCCCGTTCGGGGCATAGAAAAACAGGTTTTTAAAATTCCCGAGCCCTTTCGAGTCGCGCATCGCAGAGCGCAGCGCCTCGACGTCGGTGCTGCTTTGCGCCGCGTCGGTCACGTACATGATGTAACCCGCGTGCGCGCCGTTCTGATAATACTTGCGACGAAACAGCGTGGCGGATTCATTCAGCCAGGCGGAATTGAGCGCGCTCAGGTATTCCGGCATCCCGTAGAGCTCCTGATTGATATCGGGCTCAAGCAAATGGCACACCGAACCGGGGGCGAACTGGTGCGGGCGCGTGTAGTCCGACACGTACCAGTAAACGCCATCCTCAACGCCACGTCGGGTGTATTTGGCCGGGGAGGTTTCCAGTTTAAAGAGCTGGCCGGTCACGCTCATGCGCTTTTCGAGATAGCCGTTGGCAAACACCAGATAATCGAGCACAAGGCGGCTGAAGTCCTGACGCGACAGCAACGGGTGCGGGATAAAGGTACTGGTCAGAATGTTGCGCTTTACGTAAATCGGGGAGCTGTGGTGTACGGCGGCGCGCAGGCTTTTTGCCAGTCCCGAGAAGTTCACCGGCGGCTCGTACCATTTGCCGTTATTGATGCACTCGACATAGTCGAGGATGTCGCGGCGATCCAGAACGGGTGACGGCTCACCAAAGGTGAACGCCTCCATTTTCTGCGGCGCGCTGGCGGTCATGCTGGTCTGTTTTGGCTGTTTGTTTTGGCGTTTTTTCATCTTAGTTAATATCCAGAATGGAGGCTGATTGCATACCGCTACCGGCGGAAAGCGGCTCGTTTAGCAGGGCGTGCATGGTCGCCCACGCGATATCCGCGTGGCTGGCTTCCTCGCTGCGGCTGGCTTCATAGGTGGCGCTGCGGCCGCTGCTGGTCATGGTTTTGCGGATAGCCATAAATGACTGCGTGATGTCGGTTGCACCGGCGTCGTATTCCAGACACCCGCGGCGAATGGTGTCTTTTGCTTTCAGCACCATTGCGGTTTTCATTTCCGGCGTGTAGCGGATGGCGCGCGCCGCCGGGAAGAATGAGCGCACGAGCTGGTAAACACCCTGGCCGATGCCGGTCGCATCGATGCCGATATAGTCGACGGTGTATTTCTCGGTCAGTGCCCGGATGGCCTCGGCCTGCGCGGCAAAGTCCATACCTTTCCACTGGTGACGCTCAAGGATGCGGAACTTGCCACCGGCAACCAGCGGCGGAGCCAGTACCGCGCACCCGGCGCTGTCGCCGGTGTGTGACGGGTCATAGCCAATCCAGACCGGGCGCCAGTTAAACGGACGGTCGGCGAACGGCTCGAAGTCTTCCCATTCTTCCATCGCATCGACCATGCAGCGCTGCAGCTCCTCGAACGGGAATACCGACGCCTTATCGTCAACGAATTCGCACATAAACAGGTTACGGAAGTCATCCGCGCTGTTTTCCTGCTTAAGCTGGTCGAGGTTAAACAGGGTGCAGCCACCGGCGAGCGCGTCCTCAATGGTGACAATCTGCCGCCACTGGCCATCCCCGCACAACATGCCACCGGCGAGCGCCTGATGACTGATGTCGATGTCGACACGTTCCTCGCGGTTGCTACGGCCACGGTTAAACAGCTCGCCTGACCAGAACGGGTACGCGCCATGCGC